GCGTCCCCTCGCCTAAGAACTCCCCACCCAAAGGCCATGGCCTTTCCCCGTTGCCCGGGTAGCTCAGGGGTAGAGCAGTGGATTGAAAATCCTCGTGTCGGTGGTTCGATTCCGCCCCCGGGCACCATCCAAACGCTTGATATTGCTTGATATTCATTCTTGAACCTTTCAGGGTTTGACAGTTTTCTTGAATGGTTTGACAACTTTTGATCGGCGTTCGTTCTCCTTTTCGAGTGTTTCCATCGTGATCCGGTTGCGGTCCGCAAGGTTGGCGGACCGGGAATAGTGGCGGGCCATCGACGGGGTTTTCTGCCCCAGCAGGTCCGCAATCTGACGTTCCTCAAGCCCCGCCTCGCGTAGCGTCGTGGCCACGGTGTGCCGCAGCCCCTTGAGGGTCAGACCGGGTTGCACGGCTTCCTCAGCTTCCAGCTTTTTCTTGAAGCGGTGCCAGACCGTCGAAAAGCCGTTGTAGGTCCAAGGCTTCCCGGTGGACGTGGCAAGGATCGTCACCGCGTCGTGAGCGGGTGCAGCGTCCAGAGCCGCTTGCAGCGTCGGGCCGATAGGAATGGCGACCTCATGCGCCGTCTTGCCCCGGACGCCCCAGACCGTGTTGCCGTCGATCTGGCGACGGGTCAGCTTGAGCGCGTCGGACGGATCAAGGCCGGTGTTCATAATCAGCGCGACCGCCACCCGGACGTGGGGTGCTGCCCGATCCAGAACAACGGCGCGTTCCTCGACCGTCCAGGGCCGGTTTGCATAGGGCCGGTCTTTCGGGCGTGGCTTGGGAATGACGCCCGCCGCATAGTCCCGGTCGATGAGGCCGCGCGGAATGGCGTAGCGGAAAACTTGGCTCAGGAAGGTGCGGACCATGTTTGCCCGCCGCCAGCCGATCTTGCCCGCCGCCTTGTCATGGATGCCAGACATAAGGGGCGTTGTGATCGCAGAAACGGGCGTGTCGCGGATCGGGTGCAGGAAGTCAGCGCACTTGCGATAGTCGCGCTTGGTGGCGTCCGCCAGATTGCCAAAGTGCTCAGTCTGGAAATAGGCATTGACCAGCCCGCCAAGTGTTCCCGGCTTGGGGGCTTGCGCCTTCCTCGCCTCGGCAATCGCCGCAATGCGGGCGCATTCCGCGAAAAACTCAGCCGATCCCAGCGGAGTCTTTTCTAGGTCGATCTTGTGGCCCGTAGCGCGATGATAGCAGCGCGGTTTCCCGTGCCGGTCATCGAATACCTTGAAGCCCTTTACCCTGATCCGCGTCATTACAACTTGCCAAGAATGGCGTCTTGCGTCGCCATCTCAGCCCCTTCCTTCATCGCATCAATCCACTTATCCAGGTCGCGCTTGTCCCAAAGAACCGTGCCGGGGCGCATCTCGACCGGCTGGACCGGGCACGTCGCCTTGAAATGCTTGACGGGCAGGCCGGTATAGTCCGCCGCCTCCGCCTGTTTCAGCATCCGCTTTTCAATGACGCTGATATTGAGGTTTGCGTTAGCCATCTTCGCCACCCCGCGCCAATTCCTGAAATGCCTTGAGCGCGTTCGAGTAGATCACCCGATCCACCGCCCCGAAAAACTCATGGTGTTCTGTTGGCTTCTCGGCGTGAAACACAAATTCCCAGCCGTAATGTGCGGGGGTGCGTTCATCGTCGGAAACCTCATTGTAGCCCGACGCCTTGCCCTCGATGTAGCGAGCGCCGTGCAACAAGAATGATATTTCAAAGCGTCCATAAGCATCCCGGACGCGGAATTCATCCCAGTCTTGGAAAGACCATTCTCCAGCAAAAAGAGACGCGAAAAGTTCCTCAAGAAAGCCCGCCAGATCGCCGCGCATGTCCGAAAGGAAGGAAGGCAGATACGGGTTTTCGTAAGCGTCTGCGCCAGTCAGGGGGCTTTCGTCGGGGTCAACGTCCCGAAAGCCGCCCCCATCCATCGGGTCGATTTTGACGATGAAGGGGCGCGCAGCTTCAAGCGTCTTAACCGTTTCAGCGGCGCGCGTCGGGGTGGCAAGCGTAGTGCCCAGCAGCAGAGCGCGACCAAAGTCGGTTGGCCACATCTCGGGGGCGTTCGGTCCGCGACCGCCAATCGTGAAAAGCCCAGCCTTGCGCGCGACCATAACAAGTGAATTGGTCCGCGCGGTGTCGCCGCCGTTCATCTTTTCGATCAATGTTGCCAAGTGCTTTAGCTTCGCCATTGCAATAATCCAGTGCTTCGCAACCTATGAAACCGCATTTCAAAGGGGCTGTCAAGCCAAAGAAACGCGGTTTCCTTGAGACTTGAGGCCGGACGTTTCACACCTCATTCCCAATCCACCAGCCGCAGAGCCTCGGACGGATCAACGCCCGCCTCTTTCGCTTGCGCCAGGGCACCCAAAATCGCGCCAAGTGCCCGCGCCCGTCCGCCAGCGTCGAAGGCTTGAAGGGGCCGCATCACGTCCAGCGTGACGGCCGATCCCAGCTTGTCCGTCGCTTCCTCAGCGATACCCGTGGCGATGGGTTGCAGCACCCATTGCGCCAGGTGCCGTTGCGCTTCCCTGACCATCGGCCCGGTTGTGGCGGGCGCGGTCAGACCGGGCAGGACGCCAAAGGCCATGTTGATCGCATCCCGCGCCGCCGCCAGCGTCTCGCGCGTCATCGCTTTCGACAGGTCCGGGGAAAGATCGTGCGGCTTCCAGTCCTGCATCGGGGCCGGTCCGCCCGCCGCCGCGACGTTGACCGATTCGCGGATCAGCACCTTACCCCGGTTGCCCCGGAATCCGCGCGCCATCGCTTCCAGGTCGGTTTGCGGTGCCTCGGGGAACGGGACGATCTGACTGGCCAGCGGTGCCGTCTCGAATACCTCGGCAAGCGCCGTCTCGACCGCGTTCAACAGCCCCGCCGTCAGTTGCGCCCGCTTGAGCGGGGCCGTTCCATAGTAGGGCGCGGACACGTCGCAGCCGATCCGAAAATGCAACACCTCAGCCGCCAGCGCGGTTTCCGACCGCCCGCCGCCCGCCTCGGATACCGACACGCGGTAGGCCGTGGGGCGTCCGTCGCGGGTGCGAAGATCCCAATCGGAACACGGCACAAGCCCCGCGTCACGGATCAGGAATAGCGCCTCACCCCGCAAGGCCAGAGACCGCGCGCAGAGCGCCAGGGACCGCCGGTCCAGCAGATCGGTGCCCGATACATCGGCAAGCCCCAGACCGCCCTCCCAGAGCGTCACAGCGCCTTGCGCCGTGGCCGTCAGTTCCGCAATGCCGCGCCGCCGGGATACATAGGCTTCCCGCGCCGCCATGATCTCAGCCGTGAAGCCCGATCCGCTGGACCGGGTTTCCTCAGCCGTCTTTCGCTTGAATGGCCACATGCTCAGGCCCTCCTTTTGTAAGGCCGCAGCAGGTCCGCCGCGCCGCTCAGTTCCATTGCGCGCGCCACCCAGGCCGGGTTGCGCTGATAGCTTTCCTCGATCGCTCCACCCATGTTGACGGAATAGCTGGACACGCCCGCCCGATCCGTCGCGTCCGTCAGGTATTCGGCAAGCCGCCGGAACGCCTCAGAGACAGCCGCCGGAACGTCACCGCCCCCCACGTCCGCCGTGATCCGATAGGGGCCATCACCGGGCAGATCATAGCCGCCCCAAGGGGACGCCGCCGGGGTGCATTCCACCCATGCGCCGCCTTCCCAGACCTCGACCGTGTTCAGGGTGGACGGTTGCAAGGGGGCTTCCCATGCGCCCTCCCCCTCGACCGTCCAGATCACTTCCCGCGCCGTCCAGCGCATCCGGCAATAAGCCTCGATCCGCTGCCAGAGCGCCGCTTGATCCAGCATCATCGCCGGAACGCTCAGGCCCGTGGCATTCGGATAGCTGGCCGGAATTGCCTCGACCTCTTTCAATGTCACCGCCATTTCAGAGCCTCCACCTGTTGAGCGCATGGGCAAGCGTCCGATCCTCGACCGCCGCGCATGGCGTCCAGTTGCGCGCCTCGATCTGCGCTTGGGGATAGGCGGGTTTT